CAGGACATATCCAAACAAGGAGCAGATTAAACGAGTCAGGCAGATGGCTCGTATCATCTTAGAGTCAGAAATAGGTCATCTATTCAATGATATCGAAGACGTGCGTGGAATCTTGCGTAATGTCATCAATCGACCTGAGGAATTGGACTTGTCACATTTTGACAATTCTATCCGAGATAATATGCCACGAATAGAGATTGACAATTCACCATATGTCATCAATGCTAAAGACATTCTGATACTATCTGACTTGCAATTTCCATACTACGATCCAGATGCTTTTCGCATAGCAGTAAAGTACGCCAAGCAACAATACAAGAATCTTGATAAGATATTCATCAACGGTGACTGGTTTGATTTCTATCAGGCAAGCGATTACATGAAAGACCCTCGTCTGATGCGTGTCAAGGATGAACTTGATGGCGGGTGTGATCTAATCAAGATGCTTCAGGATGAATTTGGCGTTGATATAGTGCTGAAATTTGGCAACCATGAGGAGAGGTTCGACAACTACATACTCAAGCGAGCAGGAGAGATGAAGGGCATACCTGAGTTTGAACTGCAAGCCTGCATACTCAGGAGAGTGGAGGACGGTCTCACCATCGTCAAGGACAAGCGCATAGTCAAGATTGGCAACTTGAATGTCTTGCATGGTCACGAGTTTAGACGTGGTATGTCATCGCCAGTCAATCCTGCTCGTGGACTATGGACCAGAGCCATGACCTCTGCACTGCAAGGCGATTGTCATCAGCCAAGCACGCATTATGAGAAAACGCTTGATGGTAGGATCTACGTGACTTATAGTACCGGGTGCTTGTGCCAGCTTAATGCGACATATATGCCATACAACAAGTGGCTGCATGGTTTCGCACGTTGTCAAGTCGAGGAATCTGGAGAATTTTGGCTTCAGAATCGGATTATCACCAACGGAAAGGTATTCTGAACTGCAAATATTGCTACTGATAATCAAACAGTTAGCAAAATAGTTGTGCTTTTGTGCTTTTCAATGTTGCAAATTACAAAAGTTGATGTATATTTGCTCCATCAAACAACAACAACTATGGAAACTCAAATCTACAACAACAACGAAGCATTCGTAACTGCTTGCAATGCAAACTCAGTAGCATCTACAACTGTGACCTATGAAGGTCAAGAGGTGCAAGGCGCACTGGTGCGTGATGACAATGGTCAAGTGACTATCATGCTTGTGTGTGATCAGGCTGCGTGGGAAAATTCAGAATACAAAAACAGATACTAATGAAACAACACGAACTCAAACAACTCCGCAGCGACCTCAAGTTCGGTGATGTCACAACAATCGCCAACGAGGTAGGATGTAGCACTGCGACTGTACAGGCTGCTTTAAGAGGCACTGCGATGACCGACACAGCTAAGATGGTCATTGCCCACGCACAGAAGCTTGTGCAGCAACGTGCTGAACGTATCGAGTACCTAAAATCAATCATCAAACCATTATACCGCAGGAGCGATGATTAGGATGCTTGTTACAAATAGCTTCAGCCAGTACCTGCGCTGGTGTGAATTGCTCGAATCGGACTGTACTAACATATACATCACTGCCAATGGAACACTCCTCTTTAGTTTTGACCTCTAAGCACTTGACGATGCTTGCCAGCATCATCCGCACCGAGTTCGATGTAACTCAAGACGATGACTATGCAGATGAATTGATTGACCTCGCTGCTGCTCTGGAACTGTATGAACTTTGCGATCAGATGACAAAAGACTTTAAATTCAGATAAACAACTATGACAACAACAACAAGCCAAGCCACTGGCATCATGTGGCACACGGACTCGCTATGGCAGTCCGAAAAGCAGGACAAGATGATTCCTGCGCTCTTGAAATTCCACAAGTCAGAACTGCGAATCTCTAAGGACCGCACTGTCCCGGTAGGTGGAAATCGCACCCGAAGCTACACCACGCTTGACGAGATTCTAAGCAAGATCAAGCCAGTGCTGACCGACTGCGGACTCGTCCTGCACCAGTATCTTGCAGGTGGTGAGGTCGTGACTATGCTGACTCATGAATCCGGGCAGTTCATAGCAAGCAAGGTAGCATTCGTGCCGATGACTGGAAACAACACCAACAACCTCCAGAACGCAGGAGGAGGCTTGACCTACCTCAAGAGGTACTGCATCTCAGCACTGCTCTGCATCAATGCAGAGGATGACGATGATGGCGCAAGTTCTACCGGGTCTGTACTTGTACCATTGCCTGATGCCAAGATACCTGAAATGAAGAAGTGGATTGCCAATGGCGGTGACATCAATCAAGTCACCAGCAAGTACAAACTCACTGCTCAACAACTCAAGGAGGTGACCAATGACTGATATGCAACACCCACTCGACATCAGAGATCAAGTGATGCTTGGCTCATACGATATAACTAAGGAACTCATCAAGCAGCACGCAGACCAGTTGCTTGAACTCATAGACAACGGACACACAGATGCTATCAGCATAGCAATCCAAGCCAAGTACCTCACTGAGGTCTTAGAGGCTACTAAGGAGCGCATACGTGAACTTGTCTGCGATGAGTTGCACAAGTACGCCAAAGGAGAGGAATGCATCAAGCACGGTGCTTCATTCGCCCTCAAGGAAGCCGGAGTCAGCTATGACTATTCAGGCTGCGGAGACCCTACTTGGAATGATTTCAACGATACACTTACATTCCTCAAGGAGAAAATGAAGGAGCGTGAGAAGTTCCTACGAAGCATCAAAGAACCAATGACAATCGTTGATCAGTCAACTGGCGAGATAATCACTATCCATGCACCTATCAAACGCAGCACATCAACCTACGCAATCTCATGGAAAAAGTAACATTTGACAATATCACCAATAGACAGTTCGCACTCTTTATGTTCATCACCCTCAGTCAACAGGCTGAGGGGTGGGCATACTTCCTCAAGGACAACCTTCGCATGGAGTCCAAGATGATTCTCAACCGCTACCTCAACGGTGCAAGGTCTCTCAACAACCACATCAAGGACCTCTATGACATGGACGAACTTTCCGAGCATTCCGCAGTATGGGGAGACCTGCTCAAGCTGATGTTCGAACTGCCACTTGAGAAAAAGCAGCTACTCTATGCAGGCATGGTAGAATTCATTAACGGAAACATACAGATAAGCGATGAACCAACTGAAGCAATCACTGATACACTACCGGGATGACCTATTCGATAGGTATCTCGACCTCTACCAGCGCATCCAAGACTGGCGCAACGGCAAGTACCAATTCAAGACACAGCACCTATACAATCGTACCTATGATTATGGCAGGCACAAGCGAGATTTCATACATTTGTTGGAAGCTGAACTCGATGTCATATCTGCCAAGCTTCGCAAGCTTGACGATGAGATATGCCCAGTGCCATCAAACCTACCCAGCATCTATCAGCAATTAAGAGAGCCAGTATGATACACATATCACTTTTTAGCGGAATAGGTGGCTTTGAACTCGCTGCCGAATGGATGGGTTGGCGCAACTATGTATCTTGCGACATCAACGAGTTTGGCAATCGTGTTCGCAAGCACTATTGGGCAAACTGTTACACACACACTGACATCAAAACACTAACTTATGAAATCATCAATGAAGAGCTATCAGCTCGCTATGGATCTGACTGGAGAAACGATGATATCATCGTCACCGGTGGATTCCCATGCCAACCATACTCAAGTGCAGGGAAGAGACTTGGGAAAGCTGACGAGCGACATCTCTTCCCAGAGATGCTTAGAGTCATTTCTGAGATTAAGCCAACCTACATCGTGGGCGAAAATGTTTATGGTCTCACTAATTGGAATGGGGGAGTGGTCTTCGAAGAAGTGTGTGCTGACTTGGAGGCTATTGGGTACGAAGTACAACCGATACTACTGCCAGCTTCGGGCATCGGTGCGCCCCACAACCGAATGCGAGTTTGGTTTGTTGCCCACGCCATTAGCACAAGCGAGAGAGCAGACAAATTTCGAAGCATACGATGCCCGAATGGAACGAATCAAAGAGAAAGGACACAAACCATTCACGATGCCCTTAGACCAGATGGCTTTAAGAGGAATGTTGCCCACGCCAACCGCAATGAATCGCAATCCAACGCAGGAGCAAACGGAGAAGCGTCATCAAATTTACGGAGGGAAGACGAGGGGAATGTACTTGGAGAATTTTGCGGTGATGGGGATGCTGCCGACACCGGCCACAAGGGATTACAAGGGAGCAAGGTCAACGGAAGCATTGGAGGAAGCAGGAAGGAATCAGACAAATTCGCTTCCGGATGCGTTCGCTCAAACTGGCACAAGTTCCCAACTCAATCCCCGATTTGTGGCGGAGATGATGGGTTTTCCCACCGATTGGACGGAATTACCTTTTCTAAGTGGAGACAACAGTCAATAATGGCTTATGGCAACGCAGTAGTTCCTCAACTGGTATATCAAATATTCAAAGCTATAGATGACACTCACAGAACTCACCCAAGCAGTCCACGACCTCAAGATGGCTAAGTATCCCCACTGCGCCAAGTTGCCTGAATACTTCCGAACAATACCATTCGTAGCGAACTCAGCAAACTCGCTGACTCGCTCGATAGAAGCATACATACGAGTGACTGGAGGCTACGCAGACCGCATCAACAACACCGGTATCTATGATGCCAAGACTGGCAAGTGGCGTAAGTCAGGCACTCGCAAGGGGATCGCAGACATCATGGCAACCAAGAAAATCCAGTACGATGACCGTATATTCGCAGTTCCGGTAGCAATCGAGGTCAAGTGGAGCAAGGATAGACTCTCAGAGGACCAACTGAAAATCAAAGCCGAATACGAAGCTGCCGGAGGAGTGTATCTTGTTGCACGTACATGGGAGCAATTCATTCAAGACTATAATAATATCAAATGAACTGGGATCAAGATATACAAGAATTGGAAGAATATTTCAATAATATTACTATACCAACCATCGCAATAAAATTAGATTCATGCACGGATATAAATGACTGCAATAAGTTTATTCATAGTCATCTTACGGTAATCAAAAGCAATAATGGGAATATGTCTTTTTTACCATATCTTGAGCGATTGCTTCTATTAAGAACAATACTCATAAATAATAGAGGTATTTAGATAAAAAGAATCCAATAAAACAAAAATTGTATGCTTAATTGTACGTACAA